CCTTGCATGCCTTTTGGAGCATAGTAATGTGTAGCCCCCTCCAGTCTATCGCCTTTTTCCCATTCAGCAATAGCTTCAGCTACATTTTTTGTAACATCAAGAGCAGCATTAATGTCCTTTACCCATACTTTAGGATCGTTCAAGCCATCGTTAAAGCAAGAGAATTGCTTACGAGCTTTAACAATATTTTCGATAGGCCATCCTTTGTTGTGGGCTCTGTTAAGGATAACTTTTACAACATTTTTCTGCCCAATAGGCGGTTCGCCCCTAGCTTCGTGGTATACAGTAAGAATAATCCAGAAAATTCCAGCATATATATTCATTGTTTTTCCTCCAATCGTTTAGCAAACTTGTCCTGCAACCAGTTAACTATCTGCACATAACTTACAGCTACTAGCACTATTACAGAGCATAAAGCTGATCCAGCAGCTATAGCCAATCCTACGTAATATAGCCCTTCAAGAAATAGCTCCATACTAGTCAATAGCTCCGCATAACCCAGTAGTTTTGTTTACGTCTACCCACCTCCACCACATACAAAAACTGCCTATGCAGCAGCAATGCTCAGCGTCAGCAAGCGAGTATCTGTTAGTAACTAATGCACCGCTTTCCACTAGTACTAACTGCACTTTAGGACACCATTTCTTAGCAGCTTCATTCTCTGTTAATACCATCTATAACCTCCTGGGTTATACCTTTTGATTTTCTCAACATTGCAATGTAGTCCTGCTGTTCGCAATCTGCTGTTGTAATTTCTTTTTTAGGCCAGCTTTCAGCCCATAAAACAGTAACAGAAGCCATACGCTTAGCACTGCATGGTTTTCTGCAGTATAGTTTTGCAGTTTGTTGCTGCGTGTTGTGGTACACTATACGCATTTTGCAACCACATACCGAGCAAGTGCCATCAGTCTCGAAAGGGTATTTTACATAGTACTTGTACAGAGGATTTTTTGCTGTTTTACAGTACACTTTCAGCCTCCGTAGACAGTTTTTTAAGCTTAGTAGCAATAGGGTCTGGCTTCCATAACAAAGATTCTCTTTCTATAGGTATCTGGCTAGGATGAGTTGGGATAGTCTTTATAAGCTTACCGTCCACAACAACATCAGTCGTGTATTGCCCTAAGTGATTTAGTTTAAAATAAGCTGTAACAGAAACTTCTGGCATAACAACCTCCTTTTAAACATCCATGTTGTTTTGTTTTCGTTTGAATCGTGGAAGAAACAAACTGTAGAACTCATTACTATCCGATTTTATTACATCATTGTACAAAACTTCTATTTTACTACCAATGTAATGCTCTGGTTCCTGGAATACGTCAAGCTTGGATAAACCAGAGCCTACATTTACTCTAACTACTTTGCCTTCTACTTTGCCTTCGCATAGCAAAGAGCCTATTGCTCCAGCGTACTTACCAGTGCCTTCTTTTACACCAGTACAAGTAAGCACACACTCCTTTATAGCCTTTTTCTTAATAAGCATGCTGGATCTAGCCCATACATAAGGGTCCTCAGGATAGCGAAGTATCAAGCCCTCATAACCTTTAGCAATCCTGTCCTCATATAATGATTCTATTTCTTTGGCCGAATTAACTGATGTTTGCTCAGAATATCTTATTGATATATCAGGTATATGAAAATTATTCAGCTCACGAAGCCTTGTTAAATAGTCTTTTGAAGAATTTTTATTCTCCCAATCTTCCAGTGGCATATAGTCAAAAATAACATAAGAATACCCTGGAATGTCAGTAGAACCGCCTTTAAGCACACTATTTACATGCCCAGTTATCCCAGTCCTGTCATTTTGCAGACCGTTACCAAGAACCAACTCTCCGTCGTACACTCCTTCAGGGTATTTGGACATGTTGCGAACTAGAGAGTCTATGTTAAGCTGTTTTCCTGACCTAGTTCTTAATATAGTTTCGTCAGCATATACAAAAGCAAGCACCCTTACACCATCGTACTTTGTGGATGCAAGTATAGGAAACTTAGTAACAACTACGTCCTCAGCAAGCATTACTTTAAATTCAGGTATTGCTCCAGGATATGCTTTGTTTATTGTTGTAACAGATACTCCTGCGTTAATGCTGCCAGCAAGAACAAGTCTAAAAACTTCACCGTACAGTTTGGATGCTGATTTTGCAATATCCCGGCCAGATTGCCCTATGTAATTGCCAGTGGATAACCTGTCCAAAACATTGAACATTTCATTATAATCACACAAATCATCAATAAATGTAGTATCAGCAGGCGGTGACACATAATAGTTTTTTGACGAATCATAAGTATACGAAAGAAACTTTATCCACTGAAAATTATTGCTGTGGCTTTTAAGTATCTTTAGCTTTGCATTACTGCCTTTTGCTCTCCTAAGAGCATGTACTATGCTTATCATATAAACACCTCCTGGACTATTACACCTTTTTCTTTTAACATAAAGTACCCGTACCTTGTAGACTCTTCCCATCGTGTAATGTCCAGCTCAGGTATAATGCCTATGACTACTCTGGATATACCTGACTGTACAATAATAGCTGCACAGTTAGAACAAGGCGGTATAGGAGTCACGTACAGCGTGCATCCTGATAAGTCTCGCTTAGCATACAAAATAGCATTTACTTCTGCATGTATTGTCTTAGCTAACTTTACCTCTCTGCTATCGTCAGGGTTATCAGTAATGCCAGATGGATAGCCATTGTAACCAGTACTTACAATAGCTTTTCCATCAGCTATAACACAACCGCATTTTGTAGAAGGGTCTTTGGACCACAATCTTACTAAAGCAGCTGTTTTAAGGAAACGAGAGTCCCATTTAACTAACTCTACTGTAGTCATTTTAATAGTCCTCTATGCTGTGCAACTCGCTAATAAGATTTTCAAAAAGCTCCTTAAATACAATACCTCCAGGCATTTCCGATCTTTGTTTATTGTAAATAAACCACTGCTCTTTGTGGTCGAAAATGTCATTGCGAGGTTTTTCCGGCATATATAAATTACTGCTGTGGTCAGTCTGTGCAGTTTTTACATACCACATGTCAGGCTTATTAAAGTCGATTACATGCTTAAGCGGTGGTAATTGCTTAGCAGCAGCAACAAGCATTTTCATTGCTACAATATTATCAGATTCAGGTTGGATTTGTCTATCCAGCCTCTGGTGTAGGAAGTTAATAAAATCGTTAATATTTACCCTTGCATAATAGTGGTTAGTCATAGCTCGTGGTAGTATAGTACGTGCATCGAGTATACTAACGTTTTTGCTATCTACCATGTCAGCATAAAGTTGTTTTGCATCTTCTACAATTGCTATAAACCTGGTTAAAAACTCTTCGTTAACTTTACTTAACATTGACGGTTTTACTAAGCAAGCATCAAATCGCTGATCCCTGTCACCAGTGCAATGTGCAGAAAACGACATAGCACGATGACGAATTAAGTGAGTAACATCCACTAAGTCTATGTTGGAGATAAGGAAAGTCAAGCCTACAGTCTCTTTTGCTGTTGGTAGAACTTCGCCTTTAAACATCTTAAGGACTGCTTCTCTTCTTTCGTTAGGACTGTAGTAAACTGGGGACCTTGGGTTAGCTTCCCATGTAGCTAAAGCAAACTCAGGAATATAGCGCTCAAGTTGCCCCATTGTAGGACAATCTATAAGCCTTACATTTATGTTGCTTAAGTGCTCTATAAATGTAGTGCTAGGTTTTTTACCAAAGTGCAACTCCATTGGAAACTTTTTGTCTTGTAAGTCGTTGTTAATGGGCATTTTAGTCTCCTTATTTGTTAGTGCCAGTGATTAAAAACTCTTCAACGCGAGAAGCATAGCCTTGAATATCGTGCCAAGTGTCTATGTGTCTTGGAGTTGTTGCAAGTCTTGACAGTTTGTTGACAATGTCAAAAATCATAACAGAATCCATTTCTTCCATATACTCGCCGTGATTCTCCAAGTAAACTTCTTTTATTAAGTGCATAATGTCAGCACGAAGCTTAGTGCCAACCCAGTAAGGGCCGTACACACTATGTCTTTCACTTACAGTTTCTTCAACTTTTTTAGTTCCACTCATACGGTTTTAGCTCCTCCTCCAGTTGTTTTACTCTTGCTATAGAGTTGTCAAGAACTACTTGCATATATCCTTTATTGCCCATGCTTACTTCCACTTGGGCAAACTGGATGCATTGCATTGCATCAGCTAGATGAACTATTTTAGCTTCCAGTGACTTAGGCTCTTCGTCGAAAGCTCTCGAGCCAAAAGCTACTATAGGAGGTAGTTGCTGTGCTACTTCCTCCTCACATATAGCGTAAGCTTTTGCAATCTGTGGATATTTTTTCTTTATAATGTGAGGGCAGTCGTTAAGTTCCATTTCGGACATGTCGTGAGATATAGCAATTATTAGTGCAGTGCCAAGTTTAAACTCGTACTTAGAGTGCAAGTCCAAAACAATAGCAGCAACAAAAAAACCGTGCTCAGCTACTGACTCTTCATGTATTTTAGGAACATTGCTGTATCGCTTGATATAAGCTAGCCTGTATATGTCGTGTAAGTAGTTCATATTATTCTACATGTCCTTTATATTTTCTGACTTTTATAAAGTGATTTACAGCAGCATCCTTTAGAGTAATAAAAAGTTGCTCGTATACAGTGCATACTACAGAGCCAGATTCGGATAGCATTAAGTTAAAGTTACCCTGCCCTTTGTAGTAGTAAACTATTGGAATTGACTGGGCAAATGCATATCCACATTCAAAGATAGTGCCCATATCCTTGCCTTCAGTGGAAGCTATCATAAAATCGCAGTCATTTATGTGCCGGAGATTTTCCTCGAATACCTCGCTTGCTGAAGTCTCGCCAGGGACATACAAAAAGTCCTCTTTAGGGCTGTATACAGTAATACCAGCATCCTTGCATGCTTTAAGTACTTCCTGTCTTGCTTTTTCTTGTTCTGGAGAGAACCAACCAGCAGCAATATAAGCTCTCATAATGTTTGCCTTTTTAAGATTGAATTTTTAATAATGAATGATATAACCTACAGCTCATTTCTAATTATTCAAACCACGCTCAGCTAAACTTTGCTTTTATCAGAAGCTCCAGTTAACTTTGTATTCAGCCTCTGGCGGCATAGGTAGATCCGGAATAGCTAGGTCTTTAATGACATAGTACCATGCTTCTACCATGCACTCGTTAAGTCGTTCTACCCATTTGCCTGCTTGGTCCTCCCGTACAAGCAAAGCGTTTGAATCGTGGATTGTATTTATTAGGTTTTCGTCAGGATACCGCTCTTTCAAGTACTTAAGCGATGTTTTTGTTACTTCAGAACTACTTCCTTGGATAGGAACGTTAAGTGAGTCAGGTACAGTAAATGTTCTTACTGGCCTACCTAATGCTGTAGTAATGTCAAGGTACCCGTATACTCTAAAATGGTTTTTGTGCATGTTATGCCATTCAGAAAAGTAAGGGTAAGCCTCGAACCACTTTTGACTTATCTTCTTGCATGTAGCTAAGTCCTCTAGCAAACCGCCCCATGCTCTGATTGTTGCTTGGAGTTGACCTACACCTCCTCCATAAATTAGCAAGAAGTTGCAAATTTTTCCAATCATTCGTTGGGTTTTAGTAATGATTTCAGGAGTAACGTTATACAGAATACAACCAGTATAAGTATGTAAATCTACGCCTTTGAATATCATTTCAGACATAGTGGGCTCGCCTATCCAGCAGCAAGCCATCCTAAGTTCCAGACCAGCATAGTCTTTATAAACAATAACATAACCTTCTGGAGCATGTAGCACATCTAAAATACGCCTAGGGATCTGCTGTAAGTTCTCGTGGCTGAAGCGATCGCC